TATTAGGCCATCTTTTGGGTCTAAATGTCATGGGTGCCAACGAAACTGCACTCACTGTTTTTGAAAAGATGAGAAATCATTGCATGACCTTCCACAGGATGGGCATGGACAGAAACAGTGCTTTTGGCTTAAATCAAGATAATATCTGCGAACAAACCATTGCCATGGCATTAGGACAATGGTTACATGCTGCGGAAAAGAATAAGAGGTTAACTCTGTCTTTTCCAAAGCCTCCAGCAGTCTAATTTTGGTAGCCTATGGCTACCGACCTCACGAGACGGGAGCTCCTTACGAGAGCATAAAAACTGACGTCAAAGTGGTGTGGAAAGCCACCATTGACGACAGTAGGCGTCCCGCCGTGATGAAATCTATTGGCTGTCACGTAACAGGTTATGCACCACCGCATCCTGATTATTATGATGACAAGTCGATGATTGCTGGAGTATTCAAACGTGTAGCTCGCGAAATCCCGCGAGCTAGTCGGAACATGCTAAGGGGTCTCCGAAGGTTCGTGAAGAAGTGGCTCAAGAAAAATTTAATACCACTTTCTTCAGTATCTGACATGACATTGCAACACTGGCTTGAAGACACTTCTTATCCTAAATGGAGAAAGGACGAACTTGAAGCCAAGTGGTTGGCCTGCGATGGAATATTACAACCATTCCATTTTTGGGTCAAATCGTTCATGAAAGACGAAACATACGATGAGATCAACAAACAACCGCGAGGCATTAATGCCAGAACCGATGAGTTTAAGTGTAAGGTAGGGCCCGTTTTCAAGGCCATAGAACATGTTGTTTACAAACATCCTGCCTTCATCAAGAACGTTCCGGTTTGCGATAGACCTAATTACATTAGGAAACTATTGCCGCGCGGTACAAAGTACATGGCCACAGACTACACGGCCTATGAATCACATTTCACTAATGACTTAATGCAGTCCTGCGAATTTGAGCTTTACCGCTACATGACGCAGTACATACCAGGAGCAAAAGAATTTAGTGATTTGTTGAATAACGTACTTGGTGGTCTCAATAAATGCATTTACAAAAATTTTACACTTTACATTAAAGCGACTAGGATGTCGGGCGAGATGAACACTTCATTAGGGAATGGTTTTTCGAACCTGATGTGCATGCTTTACTTGTGTAAGTGTAACAAATGCAAAAACGTATACGGAGTGGTGGAGGGAGACGATGGTCTCTTCACCATGGTGGGTCCTCCTCCTACTGCTGATCAATTTGCCTCTATAGGATTAACTATTAAGATTGACATGCATGATAGGTTGGAGACGGCCTCATTTTGTGGAATCGTATTTGACGAGGAAGACATGATTAATGTCACGGACCCTCGTTCTGTTCTAGTAAATTTTGGGTGGACCAACTCGAGATACACTGAGTGTTCTCGAGTTCGTCTTCTCGAACTACTAAGAGCCAAATCGATGTCCTTAGTACATCAATACCCAGGGTGCCCCATCATTCAAGCTTTAGGCTTCTACGGAATGAGGGTAACTGCCCACATTAGGATGTCCCGCTACTTAGACAAGTCCCGAAGTCTGAGCATGTGGGAGAGAGAGCAGCTGCTATTAGCGCTAGCGGCTTGGGAGAAAGGTCAAATCGTCCGAACTGAACCTGGTATGAACACGAGATTCCTTGTTGAGAAACTTTATGGAATTTCGGTTGAATATCAGCAGCAGATTGAGACTTACCTTGACTCTCTTACCTCTGTCCAACCATTGAATCACTATTCATTTCCAATGATCTTATCAGGACATTATTCTAGATATTGGAATGAGTATGTGAGGGAGCCGGCTATCGAGAAAGACAGACCAATATTAGGTGTAAAACCATATAGAGGTCAGTTGGACAGATATTCCGAGCAAATGGTCAAATCTTATGCG